GCTTCATCGATGGTAAGGAACTTGCCCTCACGGTCCAATTTTCGCCGCCACCACCCGAGGACAGAAGTCCAAGGTGTGGCGCGGTGAAACTGGTCTGGACCGACAGGGGGGAGTTTCAACTTACCTGGTTTCATTGCTTTTGGCAAGCAGGGTCTATAGTGTCCTCCGAGCGCCCAGTACAACTCGTTCGCACATCGCGAGATGTGCGCACGGAACACTCGGTTTGTGACGAAGCATGTGCCATCAGGGGGTTCCATATCGGAGAACGCCACGTCCTCCCCATATCCCGCCCTGAACATGCTCCGCACATTCTCGTACAGCCTCGGATCAGCTGGAGAATAGAACACATCAACCCTGCTTGCGTACTTGGATGGGTCAGCTCCTTCAAAGAGGAGTGTGTAAAGTTGCGAGCGTACAGACTTTGGCATGTCGCGCATCCCTTTGCTAGGATGGCCAAGACCACCCAGAGCCACCGGGAGCTCTGGAGGTCGCCGCAGTCTGCGAGCCTTGGCGCGCACTCCTTTACACAGGACTTTGGCCACACGACGCAGTGCTTTCCACTGCGGTGCGAAGTAATCGCCTTTGTCCATGACCCCATTACCATCACGGAGGAATTGTTTTACAGGATAAGGGTTGAACCAGATCGCCGGGTCACCAAGCCCAAAGACTTCGCAAAAGGTCCAACCCTTCCTTCCGAAGAAGGACTTCCTGTCATGCAATCCCGAGCCTATCGCCTCAACTCTTCGGCGGTAGACTCCAATCTCTCTAGGACGTGTCACGGACAACACATCATCGCCACAGATCGCAGTGTGCGGACCCAGAGCGCGACACGCCCAGCCGTTAAGAATACTGAGCATTGTGAACGAGAACGGAGTTCCCATCAAGCATCCCCTCTCCATGGGGACACGAACACAATCCTCATCCTCTCCAACCTTAACGGCATTCGAGAGATTGACCACCGCCTGCCAGTCTGCTTTGGTGAAAGAAGACTTACGGTATTCCACATAGTGCTTATTGCCAAGCTCAACGCCAAGGGATCGAGCGCAGCAATCCGTGTACAGCTGGCTAAGGCCGGCACGGTGAAGGCCGCGGAGAACGGCCCTCAATGCATCATGCGAAAAACCGTCAGTCGCCTTTGTCAAATCAGCAGAAAAGTACTGCTGATCACCACGCAAGGTTCCTGTGAACCCCGCTACCTTATCACCGTCGAGGCGACGGCGAGCAAAGTCGCGGACTCTCTTGTCCAACTTACGAAGGACAGGAAAGACCGCATAGCGGCACAGGGTCCCTGCAGTAAACACACTGGCGGGCGGGACGGTAATAACACGCACCTTACAGCCTTGCTCCGATATCGGCGTAGCCACATGCACGGGCATGTGGGAGGCGGCGTAGTCCTCACCGAGGTGGCTGAAGTTTTCCATCGACAACAAGGTTCCGTAACCTTGCAAAACTTCAGGGTACTCCACCTCGGAAAACGGACCCTTACGCAGAATTCGGAGCAACCTGTTAAGGAGACTGTCCTTCCCCGGGAAAGGCGCGCTACGCCTAGCCGCTTCGAGGATACGACCCTCCATGTCGGCCCTATAAAGGTCACCATGGAGATCTTCAGTGAACAAGTCACGAAGATGTTCGTCGTAGCCGCCCTTCGATCCGGGGGACTCCTTAACAGCATTCTTGCTATTAGGTGCATGTATCCAAGTACGTTTTCTCAACTTATCCCCGAACATATCAGCCACGTAATCTTCGATAGAATCCCCGAACTCGGGATTCATCACGTGGTGTTCAGAGATATTACGGGCATGGTTCAGGAGACCCTTGGAGATGAGGTTGGGGGAGGCCTTGGGAAGAGCCCTCGCGCACCTGGTGAAAGCCAGGGCGCGACGAGGCTCAGACCTAGCCAACCTTCGAAGCCATCTCTGCAAGGGCCCTGGGACTTCTTCCACGAGGGCGACCTCCCGATCCGTGAGGCAAACGTCACGGAGGGTTACGCACAAATCTTTCACTTTTGTGCACAACCAGTCGGAGCCACGTGGTCCGGAGGCGGTGACCCACCTACGGAAGAACCAGCAACCATGCTGTTGAGAAATACCAGAGGCAACAAAACCAGCCCAAACCGCCTGCCAGACAGCGGTATGGGTATCGACAATACGCCGATGGGACTCCTTCGCCCTACCTTTACGGGGGGACGGAGGGGGACCTACTACACGGCCAAGAAGCACTGACGGAAGTCGGCGCTTGATGATCTGCGAATAGCGG